GAAACCAATCACTCTCCGTAATTACATCAAGTTCATGGTAAACAAAATTTTCTATTGCTTTTGCTAGTTCTAAACTAGTTGGTCTTACGTCTTTCATTTTTTGCTCTTTATTGTTGTTAATAAATTTATCCCTTGTTTCAACTGCTTTCTTGTAGGCATTTCTTAGTTTTTGACCTTCAGTTAATTTTTCTTTACTCATTATTTCCTCCTCACTGTTATTATTATATCTTGAGGGATAGATGATAAATTTTCTGTCCATCCCCTACCTCCACATGATGGACAAGTAACAACTTCCTCACAACTGATTGGTATGTTTCCATGTCCAACACATTCTTCACATTCATATTGTAATGTTGCCCCACTATCTTTGAGCATTGCCAATTGACCATTGATCATTGTTTCCTCCCTATTAATTTTTCACATAAAACTTTCATCTGCTTGTAGGTAATACTATCGTCACAAGTAAAACCAAACTCTTCAGAAAAATATTCATTGAATGATCTCTTGTCTAAATAAAGATATTCATTCCATAATTGTTCTATCTTTTCTTGATCATCTGCAATTCGATCATTGTATCTATTTCTATAATCTTCTGCTTTTTCCCAAACATTTATAAACTTTCTAAGACATCTTTCTTGAATGTTTGTTAGAGTTATCTCCCCTCTATGATGATCATAGAGGAGATCGTCTGCACTAATTAGAGGATTGAATTTATTTCTAAACAACCATCTATCGTAAAGTTTTGTTAATACTTTAAAACTGTCCATTTTACTGACCTCCCTTTCCAACAACTTTAGTTAATAATTGACCAACCACATCAAAATTTCTTCTTCCATTAACTTCCCATGTAGATTGTTTATTAACAAATAACTCTTGTTTCAAAATTTCTTTTAATACTTTTGTTTGTTCTTTAGTTAAATAAATGTTCATTTTTATCCTCCATAATTTTTAACTATCCTCATTCTACTCTGAAAGAACATCAAAAGTCAAACAATAAATTGCAACTATTTACAATTATATTTACTTATATAGTCTTTTTCACAACGAAAATAATTTTAAAAATATTTTTGAATATAGGTGTATAAACGTAACAATTGTAACAATGCAATAAAATCAATAACTTATTCTTATATTTTTATTACAAATTGTTACATTTATTACACTTTAAACAATCTAAATGCACATGTGCGAGATTTTGTTTTTTCCAAATTGATTTGGTTGTAGAAATCCCTTATATTGGCTCTATGGCTAATGTAAATAAACTTACTGCAAGACAAAAAGAGTTTGCTAAATACTATGTTGAAGGTATCTATTCTGCCAAACAATGTGCAGTTAAAAGTGGATATGCAGAAGATAGTGCAAAAGTTCATGCATCTAAATTATTAAATGGTAAAGATTTTCCTTTGGTAGTTGAATATATTAAAGAACTTCGAGATGAAAGAGAAAGAAGATATGGAGTAACTTTAATTGGTCAATTAAAAAGATTATCTGAACTATCTCACAAAGCAGAGGAGGATGGTCAATTTTCTGCATCAATAAATGCAGAAGTAAAAAGATCTGCATTGGGTGGTTTAACAGTTGATAGGCGAGAACAAAATCATATTCATCAACTTGATAAACTTAGTCGAGAAGAAATAGTTTCTAGACTACATCAAATTAGATCAGAATATCCTCATGCTTTTGTAGAGGGTCAATTTAAGAAAGTAGATGATGACAGAGAAAAATCTTTGGTTGCAGTTAAAGAAAAATCTACCTCCAAAAACTCATTATCAAAGAATTGAAAATAGAGTTTCAAATGGCATGTGTGACACATTTTTGTGCCATAATGGTGTTTCTGTTTTTGTTGAATTAAAAGCAACTAAAAGCAACCATGTTTTAGTGCAAAGATCACAGATTGCTTGGAATATGTCCCTTTTTTCATCAAAAGGGTTGTCTTTTTTCTTGGTAAAGCACCTCTTGACCTCCGATCTATTTTTATTTGAAGGGGGTCAAGCCATTGAATTATATGAAAAAGGCTTACTTGCCAAGTGTCGATTGCAAACAAAAGACATGACAAAAATCGTAGAAAATATTTTCTGCAGCCCTTAACATGTTAACTATCCAGGCCTTTAACATGTTAATGGTTTTGCGTCTTGCGATTTGTGACCGTTTGTTGAAAAGAAAAAAGAGACTAAGAAGAGGAGTTCTTAGTCTCTAAATTTTGATAAGTGAGCTATCCCGATTAGCTCACTCATTAATTAACATGTTAAAATATCAATGTAAAGGATAAGAGATATTTTTAACTTTTGGATCATAACAAGCTTTACAAGTTAAACATTTTCCTTCTTGTTTATATGCAATGCATTCTAAACCAAAAGCTTTTTTATTCTTATGAACTGTTGATGTATTACTAAATTCTTTCAATGGTGCTTGATCAATGTTTGGTGATGAAATTCTTAAACAAACATTGTCTGGGAGTTTTTCAATTTTTAAAACTTGTCTCCACATTTTATATTCTTTGGATGGTATCCAATGTTTTATATCTGGAGTTTGTTTACAAATTTCTAGAATGTTTAAACCCATAAAAACATTTTGAATGTCTCCACTATCAAACCACCTAAAAAACTTTTTTCTTTGTGATTGTAATAACCAAACCATTATTGGAATAAAATCTTTACTATTAAAGAATTCTAAACGTCTAGCCATTGCATCCTTAACCACTGGGAAAACATAACACCCTTTTAATGCATAACAACCATTGCAAACTGTCCCAGGTTTTTTTGCAAGTTTAGATCCAGTTTTACATTTTCGAGCATCTAAAGAAATTGATTTAACGCCTAATTTAGATGTATTGGAAAGCATTCTTTTATAGAATGCTTTCTCATTTTTAGATAAGTTAATCATTATTTTTTAACCGAAATTCTTTTATGTGCTTTTTTATAATGACCCTCAACCCAAGATTTTTTAACATGCTTAATATTAAAGTTTGGGTTTTTGGTTTTAATAATTTCTTCTTTTAAATCTTTTATTTGAATATCTAATAATCTTTTCATAGATGTAAAAGAAATATATTGATCAACAATATCTTGGTTATTGATTTTTTCGATGTGCTTTTTAAAAGTATTTATTTTCATTTTTTATCCTCCTAATAAATATAACTATTTATAACAAGTAATTGCAACTAATGCAACAAAAAAAATAAACTTTTTAATTAACATGTTAACTACGGTCGCTTGACCTACGGTCAAGCTTATTACGGTCACGACCTACGGTCGTGGTTTATATACGGTCTTTTGCAGCGCAAAAAAAATGGGAGCCATTGGCTCCCATTCTTCGAGGATAAACTTTTATACATTTGGATTAATAACTATTTGTTCATTCCCTAGTTTTTTAGATCCACAATAATAACATTCTGTAAATGTTTCTTCGTAATCTCTTGTTATTAATGTTTCTTCGCAATCTAAACAATTTACTTCTTTTGTGTTATAAGTTTTAAGATTGTTATCAATACTGCTATATGTAAACCAATTCATTATTTAAACTCCTTCATTATTTGTATTATTGAATAATAGATTGTTGTTAATGTGATAGTGAATATTAACAATGCACCTAATGGAACATAACCAATCATTTGGTCTAATGATAGCACCAACAAGATTGTTGATGCTATTAATAAAATCATTAAGTAAATACCTTTTAACATTATGCTACCTCCTCTTCTTTAATTTCTTCTTCGTCTAAACTTAAAAGATATTCACTAGATGTTTTTGATAATGAAAAAGCTTTAAAGATTGCTTTCTTATCTTCTTTTAAAACCTCTAACCAATTGTTTAAATACCTTCCATGATTAGGAGTAACAGTTTTTGTAATTCCAAGATGAGAACATAAAAAAGCAGATCCAATTTCTGCAACTAATTCTTCCATTGCATATGCTTTAGAACCAAATCTATTTTTAAGATCTCTATTACATCTTGAATTATGCCCCGTCCAATGTGTCAATTCATGTAATAATGTAGAATAATAATATTGCTCTTTTGTATTCTCTTTATCACCTTTAAAATCTTCTTTTGGTGGCATCCCAATAAAATCTTCTGATGGAACATAAAAAGCTTTATTTGTTGTTTTAATATCTGCTCCAATATTATCAACAAAAGTGTCTGTTTTAAAATGTGCTTTCCAATCATCAATTTCTTTTGTATCAATTTCTTTTGTTTCATAACCCTCTATTTGATCGGCATTAAAAACATAGTAATATTTTAACATTGGAATTTTAACAGTTTTTTCACTGTCTTTTTTATCTTCGTATTCTTTTATATTCCAAAAAAGAATTTGGGTTCCTTTACCTTTAACAATATATTTAGATGGTTTAATTATTTTCTTACCTTCTTTAATTCCTCCACCTAATTGAAACCATTGGTTAAAGGATGCCCATTCATTAGACTTAAAATTATTCTTATGAACAGATAAACCAATATTAAAACAATTCATTCCTTGGTATGGTTTTTTACTAACAATATTATGATGTCCATTTAAAATGCTTGTAGTAAATGGTTTAAACCAATTCATATTGTTATCTTCCATTTGTTTAATAACTTGATCTGTAAAATCTTGATAAAGATCTTTTTTAATTTTAACTTTCATTTTTTATCCCCTTGTTAAATTAAGTTATATCTAATTATTACAACATATTATAATTAATTGCAAGTATAAAATAAAATAAATTGACATGCTGTTCAACTTTTTAATGAACATGTTAACTATTAACATGTTAAGTATTGGGGTTACTTTTGCTATTTCTGTATATGTTTAACATGTTAACGATCCCCCTCCCCCCAAAAATGACCGTACATGTGTCTACATGTACATGTATTATGTTAGCTTGATAAATTTATTTGAATATATTATCGTTTGGACATGAACTTAGACTCGTTGCCAAGGGAGGTGTTACAAGAAGTCCTCCAACTTGAAGAACAAAAGAAAAAGCTTGAGACTCGTGAATTGGCGAGGAACAAGTTTATGTCGTATGCTAAACATGTATACGAGGGATTTATCGAGGGACGACACCACAGAATCATAGCTGAAAAGCTAGAAGCCATTGCCAATGGTCAATTGAAAAGATTAATTATCAATATGCCACCAAGACATTCCAAGTCTGAATTAGCATCTTATCTTATGCCTTCTTGGTTTTTAGGAAGGAACCCTAAATTAAAAATCATTCAAGCCACAATGAACACTGAACTTGCGGTAAGGTTTGGAAGAAAAGTAAGGGATTTGATTGCTGATCCTATCTATGCTGATATTTTTCCAGACACGGACTTGAAGCAAGACAGTCAAGCTGCGGGCAGATGGGAAACGAGCCGTGGAGGAGAATACTTTGCTGCAGGCGTTGGAGCAGCGATGACGGGTCGTGGTGCAGATTTATTGATTATTGACGATCCACACTCGGAACAAGATGCGATGTCTTCAACTGCGTATGATAATACTTACGAGTGGTACACATCTGGACCTAGACAAAGACTGCAACCTGGGGGAACCATCATAATTGTGCAAACAAGATGGTCAAAGAAAGACCTCACGGGCAGATTAATTACAGATCAAGCAAAAGACACTATGGCAGATCAATGGGAAGTGATCGAGTTTCCAGCGATACTTCCTAGTGAAAAACCTTTATGGCCCGAATTTTGGAATACGGATGAGTTGTTAAAGGTCAAGGCTTCACTGTCCATTGGCAAGTGGAATGCACAATGGCAGCAGAACCCGACTAGTGAAGAAGTTGCAATGGTCAAGCGTGATTGGTGGCAGTTATGGGAGAGGGAGGACACACCGAGGCTTGACTATATTATTCAAAGTTACGATACTGCTTACAGTAAAAAAGAGAGTGCCGACTATAGTGCGATAACGACATGGGGTATTTTCGAGCCGAAGGAGAATGGCGAACAGCATATTATATTGCTTGATGCTACAAAGGGCAGGTGGAATTTCCCAGAGTTAAAGGACATAGCGATAGAGCAGAATGAATATTGGGAACCAGATATGATGTTGATTGAGGCGAAGGGATCGGGACAACCTTTAGCAGATGAGATGCGATTAATTAATTTACCAGTGGTTACTTTTAGTCCTGGAAGACGCAAAGGGGGTAACTTAGATAAGGTTACGAGGATGCATATGGTTTCTCCTATTTTCGAATCGGGAAAAGTGTGGTATCCTAATTCAAAGTTTGCAGATGAAGTTATAGAAGAGGTTGCTTCATTTCCAAATGGCGATCATGATGACTATTGTGATAGTATGACAATGGCTATTATGCGTTTTAGGCAAGGTGGTTTTATATCACTACAAGGTGAGGAAGAGCCAGAAGATTGGTTTCCTCGTAGATCAAGAGAGTATTACTAGGAGCATTACTAATGAGTATTTATACAAAAGAGCAACAAACTCGAACTATTACAAATGAAAAAACTGGAAAAACAAAAACTTTTAAAAGCACTGGAGTTGATGCAAAAGGCAAACATTTTTTCACATCATCAGATAATGCAAAACAAAGAGAGTTTGCAACTGGACAAAAACCATCTTTAAAAACAGGTATTCCACTTACAAAATCAATGGCTAATAAACTGTTTGGTGACTCTGATAAGAAAACTGGAAAAACAAAAACAAAAACTGGTTCTGGTAAAGCAACAGGCACTTCTCCGACTGCTGGAAGAGATATAAGATCTAAGCAGTTTATTGGTAAAAAACTAAACATGGGTGGCGTAATGAAGAACCGTGGTGGGACGTTCAAAGGCATTTACTAATGGGCAGACTTTTTAAGATAAGAAGAAAGTTAAACAAAAAGCCTAGTAGAAAAGTAAGGATAGTCAGAAATAGGTTTTCTGATATACTAGCTCCAGGCAAAAAAAGAGTAACGAGGATTTCATAATGGCAGAACGAGAAATAGCAGGCATGGTTGAAAAAGCAATGGGCGCTGGTGGAGATGTCATGCCAGATGATGAAAGTTTGGATATCGAATTACCATCGACCATGGAAGAGTTACCCGAAGGGATTGAACTTGCTACAGAAGAAACTGTAGAAGTTGTAGCCGAGCCATATAACCATGATGCTAATTTAGCAGAAGTTTTAGATGATTCTGTGTTAGGTGCGTTATCTTCAGAATTACAGAACAAAGTTCGAGAGGACATGGAGTCTAGGTCTGATTGGGAAGAAGCCATTGCCAAGGGACTAAATTTACTAGGTATTAATTATGAAGACAGAAGTGATCCTTTTCTTGGTGCAAGTGGGGTAACTCATCCATTATTGAATGAGGCAACAACACAGTTTCAGTCCCAGGCTTATAAAGAGATGTTGCCAAGTGGAGGACCTGTAAAAACTCAAGTATTAGGTGTAGCTACAAAAGAAACAGAAGATCAAGCTCAAAGAATAAAAGATTTCATGAACTATCAGATTATGGAAGTCATGGAAGAGTATGATCCAGACACAGATCAGATGTTATTTTATTTACCACTTACTGGGTCTACATTTAAAAAAGTTTACTTTGATCAAACTAAACAGAGGGCAGTTTCAAAGTTTGTTCCAGCCGAGGATTTAGTTGTTCCATACTCTGCGTCTGACTTAATGACAGCAGAAAGAGTGACACATGTAGTTAAAATGTCGTATAATGATCTTCGTAAACTACAAGTGGCGGGAGTATATAAAGATGTTGAACTATCTACGACAGATTCTGGAGAAAGCGAAGGCAGTATCCAAGGGACTACTGACGAGTTGCAAGGACTCCATCCAAACTATTCTGACGATGTGTACACACTTTTGGAAGTCCATGTGGACCTCGACCTCGAAGGTTTTGAAGACCCGAATGGCATTATGTTGCCGTACATTGTCACGATTGATGAAAATTCCAGTCAAGTTTTATCGGTGGTTAGGAACTTTAGGGAACAAGACCCGTTAAGAAGAAAGAGACAATATTTCGTACATTTTAAATTTTTACCAGGTTTTGGCTTTTATGGTTTTGGTTTATTACACACAATTGGTGGTTTGTCTCGTGCAGCCACTTCAATTTTACGGCAGTTGATAGATGCGGGTACGCTCTCTAATTTACCAGCTGGTTTTAAGGCTCGTGGTGTTCGTATTCGTAATGATGATGAGCCTCTTAATCCTGGGGAGTTTAGAGATATAGATGTTCCAGGTGGTGATTTAAAAAACTCAATAATCCCCTTACCCTACAAGGAGCCATCTGGAACACTAGCACAACTTTTGGGTGTGGTTGTTGATTCTGGAAGGCGTTTTGCACAAGTTGCAGATGCAAAAATCAGTGATGTTAACTCACAAGCTCCAGTTGGAACGACAGTTGCGTTAATAGAACAAGGCTCAAAGATCATTTCGAGCATACATAAACGTCTACATTACGCACAAAAACAAGAATTTCGTATGTTGGCAGAGATTTTTTCAGAAAATCCAGTGCCTTATCCGTATTTTGTAGGAAATGTAGCACCAGAAGTGATGCAACAAGACTTTGATGGACGCATTGACATACTTCCAGTGTCAGATCCAAGCATTTTTTCTATGGCACAACGCTTGTCACTTGCCCAGACACAATTGCAAATGGCTCAACAAGCACCACAGATACATAATCAGTACGAAGCGTTTAGAAGAATGTACGATGCACTTGATATTAAGAACATTGACAGCATTTTACCACCTCCACAACCGCCTGCACCAGTAGATCCAGCGACAGAAAACGCTAATTCTATAAAGGCAGCGCCTTTACAAGTGTTTCCAGAGCAAGATCATGAGGCTCATGTCCGTGCTCATGTGACATTTTTGGCTACACCAGCCGCACAAGTCAATCCACAAGGGTTTGCCTTGTTACAAGCACATGTCCAAGAGCATGTTGGACTTATGGCAAGAGATCAAGTGACTAAATTCTTCCAGATTTCTGTAGAAGAGGCTCAAGCAAGGGGTGAAATGGTTCCTCAAATTGATCCAGCAGCTATTGAGGCAGCGATTGCACAACAAATTGGTGAAATATTGAATGAAGTCATGCCATCTCTACAACCACAACAGCAAGTTGACCCACTTGTGCAGATCAGACAGCAAGAATTAGAGAATGATACGGCTGAATTACAGAGAAAAGTGGCAAATGATCAAATGAACTTCCAAATTGATCAAGCAAAGCTAAAACAAGCGTTTGATTTGGCACAACAAAGGTCACAACTACAAGAACAAATCGCACAAGACAGAAATGATGTAAATATCTATAGGATAAATACGCAGGCCTCTCTAAAAGGTAGGTAAGAATGGATCCAGTCACTATATCTCTGGCTATGGGCGTAGCATCAAAAGCATTTGATGCAATAAAAAAGGGATTTGCAGTAGGTCGTGATATAGAACAAATGTCTGGAGACATCGGAAGGTGGATGGGAGCTGTATCTGATGTTGATAACGCTGAAAAACAAGCAAAAAATCCTCCGTTGTTTGGTAAATTGTTCAAAGCTGGTTCTATCGAAGAAGCCGCTCTTGCCGCTTATGCAGCCAAGAAGAAACTTGAGGAACAAAGATACGAACTCAAGATGTTTCTAAATATGACTTACGGCCCACAAGCTTACAATGATCTTTTAGCGATGGAAGGTCAGATACGAAAAGAACGACAACAAACAATTTATAAACAACAACAACTAAGAAGACAAATAGGAGAAGCTATTGCTTGGCTAGTGGTTGTAAGTATTGTGGGTGGATTTGCAGTATTGGTTGCAGGTATTTGGATGAAAAAGGCAAGAGCAGAAAACTTCATACAGATGACAGAGGGTTATAAATTCAAACCTAGAGACTACACAAACCAACAAAAGATATGGCAAGGTAAAAAAAAACGGTTAAGTATACAACTTGTAGACTTAAGAAAAGAATTACGTCAAAATACACAGACAAAAGAGCGTGTATCTATCAAGGGGGTAACAGAACTTTTACCATGTTGATTGAGAGTTGGTGTCCAAAAAAGTATAAATGTGTGTATGATCCCAACGGCACTGAACCAGATATCGATAAAGTCATGGAGAGTTTACGAAGTATAGGTAGGAAATGACACAGAAAAAACTACAAAAAGACTCTATTTTAAATCAATACGATCTTGATGGTGACAACACAATCACAGACGAAGAGCTACAAAGAGCTAAAGAAATCAAGGAGACAGAAACAAAACTACGCAAAAATCTTGCACAATTACGCATGGCTAGATACACTCTTATAGGTATGGGAGTTTTTACAGTTGCAATGTTCATAGTTCCAATAGAGCGTGTGCAGGCGTTAGCAGATATAAGCAATCTATTTTATATATCAGGTGCTGGTATAGTGGGAACTTATATGGGAACAAGTGCATACATGGCAAAGAACGGAGTTAAATAATGTTACAAGCGTTGATAGGTCCAGTCACTGGACTACTAGATAAGTTTATACCAGATGCAGACAAAAAGGCAGAACTTGCTCATAAGATAGCCACCATGTCTGAAAGACATGCTCAGGAATTGGCACTCGCTCAGATAGAAGTTTTAAAAGAAGATGCCAAGGGCAACTGGTTTCAATCGTCCTGGAGACCCTTGATTGGCTGGATTTCAGGACTCAGCCTTGGTATAAATTACATGGTATCACCGATTTGTGCTGGTTTTGGTATAACTATTCCACAAGCAGATATGTCTGTGATGATGCCTTTGATGTTTGGAATGCTCGGAATTGGTGGAATGAGGAGCTATGATAAGATGAAAAAAACTGACACAAAGAAATGACAAGAATAAATTTGGAATTATTTAAATTTTTTAATAAGATAGGTAATTACTTTTACAGAAAACATGTAAAAGGGATTAAAGACAATAGAGGAGGCTGAATATGAAAAGAAAAGTTAAAAAAGTAATTAAAGGTTTGAAGAAAGCATCAAAATTACATGCAAAACAAGCCAAAACATTAACTAGCGTTTTGAAAAATGGCAAAAAGAAAAGATCCTAAAGTTGGAACTGGCAAAAAACCAAAAGGTTCTGGCAGAAGATTATACACGGATGAGAATCCAAAAGACACAGTTAGAATCAAGTTTGCCACGGAAGCAGACGCAAGAGCAACAGTTGCAAAAGTTAAGAGAATCAATAAACCTTATGCGAGAAAGATACAGATACTTACAGTCGGTGAGCAAAGAGCAAAGGTCATGAAGAAGAATAAAGTGGCTAGTATTTTTAAAAAAGGTAAAGAATCTATAAGGAGAGCACATGGCAAGGGTTAGACAATTTGCAAAAGACATGGGTATGTCATATAATCAAGCTAATAATTTAGTTAAAAAGGGAAGAGCACTCAAAGATGGTGGGTCTTCTATACTGGAGGGAACAATGAATCAAGCAAAAATGGTTAAAGCAAAAAATGGTAAAATGAACAGTTTAAAACCAATACCCGCAGATGCAAAAGGATTACAAGCTTTGAAAAAAGAAAGACCAGATGTTGTTGCCGAGATGGGTTTTAAGAAAAAGGGTGGCACATTAAAAATGAGAGACGGTGGTCAGTTCAGAGGTTGTGGTGCTCAAGTAAAAGGCAAGAAGTTTAAAGGAATATTCTAGTGGAAACAGATTTTTCTGGAGAACAAAGTTATTCTCAAGCTCAAACTGGCGATCCCTCCATTGGTGATACTTCTATAAGTATTAGTAGTGATGATATTGCAAAAGGAACAACAAATAATTTTGGGACAGGTTTTGCAGACGATGCTCAAGCCACAGTAGATCCTAGTAACGTATTGTCTCAAGCTAGTTTTAATCAAGCAAGAGGAATAACAGCAACAAATCCATATCCAGATTCTTTTTTCTCACAGTTATTTGGTCCAGAAAATGTAAATTATGCTGTGTTGGGTATTGATACTCAAGGTATAGCTAATTTAGCATATGACAGATATTTAAACCCACTTACATCAGAGGGAACTTTAAGAGAAGGATTGAGTGAAGGTGAAAGAACTGTATTAGGAAATGTTGTTTCTATAGATAGACCTCAAACAACGGGAGAAACAATAGCTAGAACTGCATTTGGTTTAGCCTCTCCTTTAGGTCCTCTTATGAGTTTCATGGGTAAAGATCAATTAGCAATAGCACCAAATCTTCAAGGTTCTAAAGGAGTCAACTACGACCCTAAACTAGACCCAAATAGTCCAGAGTATCAAGGTCCACAAGGCTTTTTAGGACAATTCGGAAAAGGAATAGAATCAATAACTTTTGGTGGTGCAAGACCAATAACTGAAGGAACCAAAGGGATCATGAGTTTGTTAGAGGCTCAAGAGGCAGAAAAAGAAATGAAAGATTCAGTTGATCAGACTGGAAAGAACGTAAAACTGGGGCCTGAATCCTTTTTAAAGTAAAATGCAAGTAACAGATTTTTTACATAAATATAAAAAAGTCTTGAATACTCGAATAGAAGATATTAGTATCTCCTTGA